AAGGTAGACCCCTGTCTCGCCGAGCCATATCTCTGCGGGTGCGCTCATGGCCTGATGCTGGTAACCAGCTATGTCTATCACTCCACCCTGCACATCCTTCCACCAAGGCCGGGTCTTAGCTATATCAATTATCTCGCTAGTGATCAGTCCCTGTTCATAGATCTCGTCTATGACGCAGACCTGTCCGTTTATCTCCTGAACGGCCTCAACGGCGTAGGCTCCCGCATATCCCGGATCCATCCAGAGGTACACAGGGTCTCCCACAGACCACTTGGCCTCATCGCTGATATGTATATCGGCCCTGAACTCCCCGAACACGAGTCCCTGCGGTGGGCTTGGTATCCCCTCGATGCGTTCCATAAAGAATTCGTCTGAGGCCATAGCCTTCAGGCGAAGTATCTCCGGGTCTGCCTTACCACCGGGATACAGGTACTGGTTGGAATACGACGGAAGCGAGAAGGACTGTTCTTCCGCTGATCCGTGTCTCCAAGTCTGGAATAACTGCGGATACCATCCCAGTGATCCCTCGAAAGTCCCCGCAAGAAAAAGCCACCCACGCTTTGGAGCGCACCTTCCCCGGAGCCTGTGGAACGATTCAAGATCTAGCTGGCTTGCCTCGCATCCTATGATCCCGTTAGGTGCCTTCATCGCAAGGGTTCTTGGATCTTTCGCAGACTTTGTCTCTATCCGTGTTCCATCCGCAAGAACTATCCTGCCGGGATCTACCCTTTTAGAAGCTTCTGAAAGTACCCCTAGGCTAGCGAAGTCCTGAACCAAGTAATCGAACTCTGCCCTAGTGCGTTCATAGTCTGCCGCAACCAGCCAGTACAGCCCTTCCTCATCGTTCTCAAGGAACCTAGAGACCAGATACTTAGAAGCCACCATACTCTTACCCGCCTGCTCACCCCCCGCAACGAGGATAAACCTCTTGCGGCAGTCTACTATGGGGCGCTGCTTTTCAGTAGGATTAAAGTCCAGCTTCTTAAACAGGTACTCAACTATACTTGAATCAGTAGTCATAACTGGTACACAAATACCGGGGTGTTCTCACCAAGCCCGGTTCCCAGAGTATTAAAGTCAAAGAACTCTACCGCTTCTTCACGACTCATCCCGTCCCTCTCTATCAGTATGTCGATGCACTTCTCAAAGTCGTAGGCTACTACGGGCGGCCTTCCAAACTGCTCACATATACCCATGAGCGCATCCTCGTACCCATCGTAGAAGTACGCATCAGCATTATGCTGCTGTATCTCCTCAACCAGATTTACCATCCGATTCCTTCTTTCTTAATAATATCTTCTCTACCTCATCTATCGCATTACGGTGCGCTTCATCCGCTTCCGTAACCCCCGGATCCTTCTTCGATTTCTTATTATTCTCTTTAACCCATCTCTTCCAGTCAGCCATCATCTCCTTGACCTCAGTCCCAGCCATGTTCCCATCTCTTCGATACTTCTCAGGCCACTCGGCATTGAGAAGTGTAACCAGCAGTATCGGGTTATCATTTGGCTTCTGGTTCTTTATCCGCTCCAGCGCCATATCCTGTAGGTGTTCCCTGAACAGCTCCTTGGATACACGAACCTTTGTCCTGAATCCATTAACATCCTTAGCAGACCATCCCGTAACCGTAGACCTTCCTACGTTAGATGCCTCACACGCCTTCCTAATACTGCCAACATCACCAAGAGCAGCCAGAAACGCATCCTGCTTGGCCTTGGTCATGCCGCTAGATTCACTCGTGTCCTTCGTTTTCTTGTCTGCCTTTGCTTTTGCCATTTTGTACCTCCGGCCAGTATGTATTACTACGACCATAGTTCGGAAAGTCTTTTGATTTAAAACATATATTACATATCCCGGTAGAGAAAGGCCCGTTAGGGGAATCGATTACCCAGATATGGGAATGATCACCGATCCTAGAACCAATGCGGCCCGAGTCAAACGAGGATAACCATCCACGAATCGTAGATCGAGGGATTTCCATAATCTCCGAGATCTCACGCTGTGAAGAACCAGCCGTGTAACGAAGCAGGGCACGGACGATAGTACCTGCCGGGTAACTGTGAGACCTGATTCCCATAATCTCCACAAGATACACACAACAAGTTCTTTTAACAAGTACAAGATATATTATAAATCCCCCCCTAAAGGGGGGATTTTAATATCATGTCTTATACATGAAGAAGAGAGAATCCATTTCAATGAAACGAGACATGATTTCAATGAAATGAGCATGGGGCGTCTTTAACATGAAAAGTCTGTCATGGGTAGAGGCTATATATATAACACGGTGCCAAGGCATGCCCCCTCCGAGGGCTTTCTCGGCCAAACAAGCCAAGCTTCGCTTGGCTTGAAGCTCCGTCTAGCCTAGACATGGCTATCGAAGATAGCCTTGTCTAGACCTAGTTCCTTTTGTCGGCCTGTCAAGGTCTCCGGCTAGTGCCTGCCGTAGCTATAACTTGACATAGGCTGGAGGTATTAGTACTGTGTACTAGTTCCGGCGGCCAGCCTTGAAACTGGCAAAACCAAACGACCGGAACGGGACGTAGTCCCGAGGGAGCAGGATCATGGACAGGATTGATGGACGGCAGTACAAGCTCGTAGAGCTTGTAGGTGAGGTGGCAGCTTTGGTGGAGTACGGATACTTCACAGTATCCGATGGGACGGAGCTAGTCGAGCAAGTGGAGAAAGAAACGGCCTGTAAGGCCGAGGAGGCAAATTAGCATGGCGATCACAAGGCGATGCCTTAACGAAGTTAAGGCAAAACTAGAGGCTGAACAGAGGCGGTCTAGACTTCTAGCCGAAGAGCTAGAAGTGATGCGAGGCTGGAAAGATCTGGTACTGGAAGCCCGAAGGGCTGGTCAGCAATCGAACCAACCAATACAAGCAGCCCTATGGGCTGAGAAAGCGAGCTAGCTATGAACGGATTTACATCGAGACAGAAAGAACGAGCAGCCCAAAGGGCTGAGAGCAAAAAGCTAGAAGCAGCCCGTAGGGCTGAGAAAGCTTGGCAAGATTCGCTAGCTTTGTTCGAGGCTGGGATAGAGATCGGCAGAAAACAAGAAGCAGCCCGAAGGGCTGAGAAAGAAGGCAAGGCATGAACGACGAAAAAGAAACAGCCTTACAGGCTGAGTATACGCTGTGGGGTAAGCGAGAGACTGAATTCACAGCCTTTCAGGCTGAGGTTGCGAAAGCAAACAGCAGCCTTGAGCTTGTAGAATCGCTAGCTTTGCTAGCGGAGGCAAGGAAAAACAGGGCCGAACAAGACGTAGTCTTGATGCTGAATACCCTGCTAGGTCACTACCTCGAAGAGGTAGAGGCTGGGGAAAGCAAATTGCAAGCAGCGAAAACGGCCCTAGCAAGGCTAGGAGCAGCCTGCGATAGGCTGTCGGATAGAACGATGGAAGCTTTAAGAGCAGCCCGTAGGGCTGAGAAGGAGCAAAGCTAACATGGCAGGAACAACAGCAAACAGGAATCCTTTCAGGATTCCTAAGCTACAAATCAACGAGGCTGGTCAGTGGACATCGGACGATCCCACCAAAGGTGGGATAGATCCGAAGAAGGGCAAGCTGTTGAGCTTCGCTCTGAACAACGCAAAGCTAAAAGCTTTGCGAGAAGCAGCCGCAAAGCGGCTTGGAATTCCAGTCGCTAAGGTCAAGGTATTCACCTTGACCTTGCCAGCAGGATGGAGTTGCCCCGGAGCTAGCGAATGCCTTGCATTCGCTGACCCACTAACTGGCCAAATCTGGGACAGTCCGACACTGGAGTTTCGCTGCTTTGCAGCGAGTGGCGAGAGATATCCCGATGTAAGACGGCAAAACTGGCACAACTTCAACCTCCTACGGAGTAGGAGAGATCGCAATGAGATGGCTGACCTGATCATCGCCAGCCTCGAAGAGGCTACGAGAAAATTCAAGGACGATGACGTAGTCATAGTGAGAATTCATGTCGGTGGCGATTTCTACAGCAGGGCATACCTAGAAGGCTGGGCCATAGCCCTTCGGGCTAAGCCAAAAATTACAGGCTATGCATACTCAAAGAGTATGCATCATGTCGAGAAGCTGGGCTTGGACTCACTGCCGGAGAACTTCGTTCTCACGGCAAGCCGTGGAGGCAAGTTCGATGACCTGATCGACAGGCTTGGACTCAAAGAGTCCGTGGTGGTCTACAGCTTGGAAGAAGCTGAGGCCAAAGGCCTCGAAATAGACCACGATGACAGCCATGCTGTCTGGGGCAAAGAGTCCTTTGGACTCCTGATCCATGCCACTCAGCCTAAAGGCAGCGAAGCTGCCAAGGCAAGGGCAGCCTTACAGGCTAAGGGAGTGAAGGCTGGATACAGCAATGGCTAGCTACCAGCACACAGCGGTAAGGAGGATGCCTATGGCATCTTAGATCGAGCTATGGATAGAAACTAGGTGTACACCCAAACCAACAGTGGGCTTAGGCACGGGAGAAGGATAAATGACAACGAGTAAGACGCATCATTTTGAGGAGCGTAGGCTGGGGCCGTATCACGGTGAGGAAACCGTGGTTGTATCCTTCAGGATGCCCCGATGGAAGAAAGATTTAGCCGATGCAAAGATCGAGAGATCGGGTCTGGTCAATTCCCTATCTGAGGGCTACGAGTATTCTATTGAGCAAACATGGTTGCGTGACAGAACGAGACCAGCCTATGAACAAATATGGATGCATGACAGATAACAACATAGCCATATGGCGCAATGGTATATGTTGTACCTAAATCATAGCTGTACAGGGAATGTGTATACAGATTCCCTGTATGGCAACGAAAGGAGACTAGCCTATAGCAATGATCCGAACAAGGGTATAGGCCGATGTACGGTCAATGCAGAGCGTCCAAAAACTAGGCACAAAACAGGAGAATAACCAACATGACAAGACTAACAACTAGCTACTACACATTAGAGGTTGAGCGGTATGGCCGAAGTGGCCCAGAAAACGAAAGAAAAATAGAGAAGTTCATACAGTCTCTTGAAGGGTCACCCACCAAGGATAAATACATGAACGTAATTGTGAGGGGCCATGACTTCGACACGGTTCATGAGACAGTAGGCTAGAACCATAACTAGACTAGCCCCCATCCCCCCCTAAAGGGGGGGGATGGGGGAGTTAGTAAGCTTGACAACTTATGATAGGATATATCTGTACTGTGTACTCGCACAGTGCAAAGCTAACATGGGCAAGGCTAATTAAGGTGTACACCGCATAGGTAAATAAAGAAAAGAAAAGGGGAACTCAAATGGCATACATCATAGACCCAGTTGACGGCTACGATTGCAGAACCTTGACGGGTCGTAACCCGTGGAAACTCATCGGCAAAACCGATGGGTACATTAGGAAACTGATTCGCTCCAAAATTGTTGGTGATGCTGTACCAGCATACATCGAAGACATGGCTGATCCTAGCATAACTTCTAAAGAGGATTTAGTCACAACGCTTTTCCACTGCCATGTCTACGAAGAAGTGCATGATCAGTTAGACGATAGAGAACTGGACGCCATTGGATGGCCGGAATCGAAGTAAGGAAGGAATATCGGAAAAGCCCGCTCCAAAATCTAAACCAAATGGAGTGGGCTTCGGCAGGAGAAGGAGATAGGAATATGGCTAAGGCCAAGGTAACGAAGAAGATAGTAGTAAGGACACCGTCGACGTTGAAGGGGAAGGTTGATGGCTTGATCGAAACCAACAACGCACTTACCGCTGAGGCCCAGCGTCTAGTGCGGTATGCCCTGCTCGATATAGCCAAGTCCGATGGATCGGGTGAGGGTTTATCCATGGACTTTGACAAGTTCAACATCATGGTCTCGCTTGAAGGTAAATCACTGACGG